GGCCAGTGCGACAAATGCGTCCAATCCTCCGAACATAAATCACCTCTTGTTTTTCCGTTTGTTGGCAGGCAAACGCCTGGCCGCACGTTTCGCTTTTTGAGCGGCAATTTTGCGCCGCAGGATTCCGGTTTTCATAGTTCCAATTCTTTTAGCCAGGATTTTACGTCAAACCCCGGACACGTCTTTTTCACGCCGGGAATGTCCCGGTGCCCTAGAATTTCCGCATCGGGATATTGCTCTTTCAGGTTTGCAATCACCTTTGCCAGGGCATCCCACTGGCCACTCATGAATGCGTCGGTGCCGACCATGCAAATACCGATGCTGGCGGCATTGTGTCCTCCAACGTGAGCACCGACTTCTTCTACGGCGCGCCCGGTATGAACGCTGCCGTCCGTATAAATTACAAAATGATAACCGATCGATGTCAGAGGTGAATTGATCAGCGGGTTGGTGCGACGAAACCCTCTTGCACGATGCCAGGCGTCAATGTCGTCGACCGTGGTGTGCCGCCCGTTCGGGCTGGCGCTGCAATGGATGATGATCTTATCAATTTTCCGCATTTTTCTTCCCCTCGTCGCGCGGTGTTTCACGCCGCTCGATCACACGGTCCAACTTCTTTTCGATTTTATCCAGCCAGGCAGTCATGTTATTAATGGACATCATTACGCCGGAATGAGATGGGCAGATATTGTCATGATGACGATCGCGATCACGCTCTTGCCGTTTGGCCTTTTCCTTGTTGGCATCAAAGATCTTGAAGATCACAGCCACAATGCCCAGTATTGTTGCCGATAAAGCGATTGAGGTTCCGATATCCACGTTCCGCATCCCCCTCGTCAGAATGAGTTTGAACCTCTGCCGCCCGCGCGCTTGATCACACGGGCGGCAGTAAGGATGAATTATACAGCTGCGCGATAGACCACCCAGTTCATCTTGTCGCCGGCAGTGGGGGCTCCGGCCGTTGTGACCAGGATGGCCGCGGGCGATACCTGCGGAATTGCGGTGAGGATCTGGTTGGACGGCGATACCGCGGAATCAACGGCCTGCTGAACGATACACATATCCGTTGCCAGAATGCCGGGAACGCTGATTTCCGTTGTGGAATCGGGCGCGGGAGATGCAGGGAATTCATAGATGCCGGCGGCAAAAATGGAATAAGGCGCGGGAGCAACGCCGGTTCCCCCGATCTTGACGTTGATGGTATCTGTTAACCCGGAGCCGACTATCTCCACGGCGCATCCGAAAAACTTTCCGGATACTTTCTTCGACAGGGTGGTCGTACCATCCCAATACAGACGATCACCGACGGCCACGGCAACATTCCCTGCGTCATTTTCACCCTTGACGCTCAAATCATAGACGCCATCGGTATCAATAACGGACTTGCCATTTGCGTCGCGATCTATCTGCGCCACGCCCGGGATGCCATTGCCTACCACAACGGGATGGCCCGACAGGACACCCGCCAACACTGCCAAATACAGGAGCTTTCCGTCCTGAACTTTATTTTTAGCCATTGCACTTTCCTCCGAATTTTATGTTAGATGATTGGGGCACTATCCATGCCCCTATGCTTCACGCCTCACGCCCCGCTATTTATTGACCTTCGTTGCGATACAGGCCGCGGTAATCCTGAGCATAGGCGCCAACGTCGATGACCACGGCATATTCAAATCCTTCCACGCTGAATCCGGGCTGGTTCATTTCCAGGACGGGACCTTTTTGGCCATTCAGGAACACAACCTTGACAGTCTTCCCCTTGGGACCGACCAGATACCAGGCATTGGGAGAGTCATCGTCCAGGCGCGGTTCATAAACGCGTGTAAAATAACTGCCTGCATAGGGATTGGTGCGCGTTGCCGCCAGGCTGGAATCAGTGGCAATGGTATTGGTGTCCGCGAATTTCTCCGAACGGAAAAAGACTTCCGCCGATCCCTCGAGAGCTTTCGGCGCCAGGAAAAATTTTGCCGGGATATTCAGTCGACGCTTACCGGCGATGTCCTTGTGAGTGCCCATCGCCAGGATGCCGGCGGCAATGGTTGTCACACCGACCACACCTTTTACACCGGACACTGCATCATTGGAATGGTGTGTCGCATCAAATATGGCGTGGCCATCACCCATATTGCCGTTTGAAATCACGATACCATAGACGATATCGCCGATCTTCCGGTTGGCTGCTTCGGTTCTTTTGGCGGGCAATTCAGTAAAGGCGCGCATATCATCATTGATGATCATGACGCGCGTTACTTTGAATTTCCTGCCGAAGCTTCCGATTTTGTATGTCTCGGGCGCCTTCTCGGCAAATCCGCCTAGTTTGATTTCGCCGGAATCCGGAATCTCTTCCAGATCATCCAGCTCGGACAGGCCATTATCCGAATGGATCTTGAAATCGGATACGGAACCCTCACCGGTCCATACCGGCCAGGTTTCCTGTGCGGTATCCCAGCCCTGCTGCATGGACTTGTTCGCGATATTGGCCAGGATGTTGGGAAAGTCTGAAGAGGTCAGGGCGCGGCCGACCATTTCCTTGACGCTTCCGCGATGATCTTTTCCCATCACGCGCAGGCATTCACGCGCCAATTCAGGCAACGTGTAGCCGCGAAGCTCACTGGAACCGGGCGCTGGTTTCTCGACCGTTCTGCCGGACCGGAGCATCAGGGCGTCTTCCGCGGCCGCGCGGAATTTATTTATTTGCTCAACGCCGGGAATGATCACGCCCGCACCGGGATTGGACGCTCGGGATTTTTCGTGGATCTTATCCAGGACGGCCCTTTGGGCATCGACAACGTCCCTGCCTGCAATAATTAGTTCGCGGGCCATGTCCGCGCAGTCATAGCGCTGGCAAAGGGCGTCTATCTCGCGGATCCTGTCGCGTTCTTTGCCGGTTGCTTCAGCCCGAATCTTTTCTTCCTTTGCCGCTTTTTCCTGATCGGTTTCCGTTGTGGTTTCCTGCTTCACTTCCAGCTTGCCCATAAAGGCGATTGCTTCATCTTCTGTAGCTGTGGCGGGAAGCCCCTTTGCTTCGAGCATGGCTCTTATTTTTGGGTCCATGTTACTTTCCTCCTTGCGTGTTAATGGTTGATTAATTTCAGCCCGCGCCTTGGCGTTCTGATCTGCACCGATGGGGACCGCCGACAACTCGCGGGGTGTCCACTTCGTGGCAACCTGGACAGGTCCTTGAAAGACACGGCCTTCAATGGTCGTACTTTTCCCGTCCGGCACCCAGACGGCCTCATCGACCCGATAGCCGATGGAGTAGTCCGTCAAATGGCCCTCTCGCGTTTTGATCCAGGGAGATTCCGCCTCGGGTGCGGTGGAATAAAAAGCCCGGCCAATCATCTGAGAGCCGTCCAACTTCAATTCCCGCGCGGAACCGATAATATTAGCCGTCTCATAACGGCTGTGTGTGTCGAGCAAAACTAACTGATTGTTGGCCGGCATCTGCGCGCCAGACATCAAAAGCACTTCGTTAATAATGCCGCGATCCCAATCATAAATACGCGCAGGCTCTTCCGTGGTCATCACGACTTCAACAGACCGTGTTTTTTCATCCAGGGTGGACGGACCGTCGGCGCGACGGGTAAGCGGGGCGCTACGGTAATTCATGGCGGGCTGATCTGTTTTTTTTGCTTTAAGTGGCATGGTTTAATCCTCCTTGTTGATGGCCGCCGGATTGTTTTTTTCCGATTTATTGGCCTTCTCAAATTCCAGGCCCATGTCGCTTGCCAGTTCGCGGGCGGCCAGGATTTCCTTGTAGATGTCTTCCAGATCGCGGCCGCGCTCAAGTGCGACCTCCTGCGGGGATTTCAGGCCATAGGAGATGGCTTCAATCTGTGCCTTCGACTGGCGCAGCGGGTTGATGACTTCCATCCCGGGAGGCTGCCATTCAGAAGCCAAATAGCGACGTGGATTCTGCCAATATCCGGGAAGCGGAAGCTTGCCGGTCATTACCGCCATATCAATGGCTGTGGTTACGATGGGCATGGAAAACTGCCGAATGTGCCGGGCAGCGATCGGGCGCAATTGCTGAGAAAAATCGCTTCGAACAATTTGTGCCGTGGAAAAGTTCAAGCCCTGGTAATCTCCGGAGACGAGCTCATAGGGCGCGCCGGTGGTAATGGACAGCATGGTCAGGATCAGGCGGACAAACGGCTGGAAGGTCGCGCCGGGGCGGTTACTGGATACCAGCTCGATATCCTCCCCGGGACGCAGATATTCGATGATGGCGTTTTCCAGCTCCTCAATTTTCTGGATGTCGCCATTGGTTCCGGTACCGGTTCCGAGCCCCGTTTGACGACTGGCCGGATCCGGCGTTTTGACAATGGCCAGGTACTTTGCGGCCAGTTTCGCGCAGTCGATTTCAGCGTCCAGATAAGTATGCAAGTCATTAGCGATCAAAATGCCGGGAGCAAAGGGCGACACGCCGCGCAACTGCTGAGGCCGAAGCATTTCAAACCCGTGAACAACATTTTCCGCCGGCACATAGACGTCCTGCCCGCCATAGTTTGGATCCTGAAACCAGTATCCCTTTACTCGGCCGGTCTGCTTGTAATATTCGATTCCCTGGCGCGTTTCCGTATCGGTGGGCGCGGCGTTGATATCGATGCCGTTTGAGCGATACGTGTCGTGCGTTCCGGTCAGCCAGTCGGCCTCGTACATTTGCAGAGCATAGGGGATGTATTGGTTTGGAATTTTCGGATATGTTTTGACGATGACAAATTCGCCGCCTTCGATGTCCTGGCGTTTGGCCAGGCGACTCATTTCGTGGTAATGTAATTTACCAGAGGCATCGGCCTCATCCATCCACCACTTGACGGCATCTTCGATTTGCGTGATTCGTTTCTTGTCGCGCTTGCCGTTGGCGCCTTCTACGGTCGATTGAAATTGAATGCCGGTGCCGATGGAGTAATCGACCATGATGCGCACGGCCCGGGCCAGATAAGGAAAGTCACGGATCAACTGCCGGACGCGGGCGCGCAGGATCGGGGATGATGCTCCGATGATGTCGTTGACGTTGGCGTTTCCGGCAATCCAGTTTCCGGTAAGTCTGGTCGTTTTGGCGGCGGCGTACATTTCGGCGCGCCTGCCAACCTGGCCAAGGCGTTCACGGTCGATCTTGCGGAGCAGGGCGCTGCGGGGTGACAGGACGCCGATGGCGCGATCGATGACGCTGGTGATGGTTTGCTCGACGTTGATCATTGTCCACGGCCTCCCTGTTTGGCGTAGGTGCGTGGAACAAACGCGCCGGATTCCCGATCGGCCTGGCTTTTGACGTATGCAAGCTGTTCTAAAAAATCTTTATTGGATTTGTATGTGATGGTTTTTCCGTTGATGCTTACGGTTCCGACCGATGCATCGCCTGCTGCCATTTTATCCAGCATTGCCGTGTAAAGCGCTGTCCAGGTGGTAAATGCCATATTTTCTCCGCAAACATTCGATCTATTTGCGGGCAGGCTACACCCATGTTTTTTGGCGAAAAGGAACTTTTGGGTATTTCTTATGGAAGTTTTATGGAAATCTGAGGGTTTATTGTGGAAGTTTTGGGTGTTTCTTATGGATCTTTAAGGTTGACGGGGTTTTGCGCTCATGAAGGGGCGCATTTTGCGCCGCTATTTGTCGCAAATATTATCAGAGAAAATCAGTAATTCCTTTGCTTGCTTAGCTTTATCGGCATGATAATTTAAGTTAAATTCTATTTGCCTTCTTTTTGAGTAGAGCTGCTTTATTATTTCTACGTTGTCATAAGACAATAACCAATTCAGTTTAATTTTTTTATTTAAATAGTCCGCCAACGCCTGATGATCTTCAATTTTATAGTGATTAAAATATAAAGTACTTGCTTTGTTTACGTATGGCGGATCGAGATAAATAAATATACTTTTATCATGCTTAAGATCTTTCAATAAATATATTCCATCCATGTTTAAGATCTTTATTCTATTCCTATACATTCCAATTTCAGATATTCTACGCATAAGACCGTCCTTATTGAAGCGGGCGTCAATTTTCCATCTTCCTTCCTGTTCTATGCCACCAATAGGGCCGCCCGTCAGGATTCCAGATCTATTTGTTCTATTGAGATAGAATGCCGCAAACCCTCTCTCAAACAAATTAGTTGTATTGCCGTGATAAATACCTTTTTGGTTACGCCATTCTCGAACTGTTAAATCTATCTTTTCGATAGCGTCAATGAATCTTTGTGTTTCATTGAGCACTGCATACCAAAATGAATATATTGCCTTGTCGTAATCATTAATTATTATAGAATCCACATGTTCATTGAAAAGCAAATTCAAAGCAGCGCCCGAACCCCCAGCGAAAGGCTCAAGATAGGTACAGTTTCCGATCTCGTTTTTAGTGATCAAATTATTAATATAATCTGATAAGCCAGCCTTACCACCGGGATACCTTAAGGGGCTATAATGCTTTGATGGCGCCTTAATTATGTTCATATCAATTATTCGGATTAATAAATATTTTAATTAGCGGTTCTAATTTAGCCCAAGCGGCGCGGACATCTTTCTCTGACGATACCCAATTTTCATTGTGATTTATCATATTCATTCTCTCCAATGAATATTTTTCAGCGAAATCGCCTTTTATCTGATTAATTAGTTGCTTTAAATTCTTATCATCAACCAATTGACAGGATTCTGAGAGCAAATGGGTTAGCATTTCACTAAGTTTCGGATTGTGAATTTTGTTTTTCTGTATTTTTTCATATTCATTACCTCGCTTTAGGAAGTAAAGCAATGAGCATTCAAAGAAACTTCTCAACAAATCATGAGTGGCATTTGGATATTTATGGACCGGTAAATCATGAAGTTCATCATATATCAGCTTCAGAGCAGAACTTTCAACTTTAAATGGCACTTTACTTGATGCAAATAACCCTTTAAGCGTTTTATTACTCGAATCCTTTTTATGTTTATTGATACTCTGTGCAGGAATATATTCCTTAACCTTCTTTGCCGTAAATGATCCCCTTTGGGACTTGTTGGGCTTTTTCCCAACCGGAAAATTATTTAAATATTCTTGTCTTTGAGCTCCAGAGTTGTATTTCCGAGAATCAATGCTCCCTGTCGCAACATCTTCAACGATTACTTGATATCCTTTTTTAAATTCATCAAATTGGATTTTTCCAACTACTTCACCCTTATCATTGAAATCAATGCCGATAAAGTTTCTTACATTGGGATCACTATACATTCTTTCTAGGTTGGTTATGGGAAACTTTCGCTCATCGTGGACAATGCTTTCAATCTCTTCGTTTGAATACTGAATAGATTTTGCCAATTTATGCATGTCCAACATTCGCATAAATTTAAAGATATCATGCTCAGGAAAATCAGAAATCAATTGTTTTATCGTTTTCCCGTTATCCATCTGACTTTTATAAAAATACGCCTGTCGCAATGGTTTCCATGACTTTCTTAAATTAATAGTATGCTTATTCGCAATTAAAGTTGTCGCCTCGTCACGACTCGGTGCCACCACTACCTTAATTTTAGAAAAATTACCCTTCTTTATTGAAATAAGTTTACTTTGGAATGCGGGAATAATTTCCGGCGAATTCAATGCCTTCAATGCAGCCAGACGTCTATTTCCTTCAATTACAATTGTCCTGTTGTCCTCTTTTGTTACAATCGGAAACTCGTCTGGGAATAGTCCATAATGAG